AGATAGACTTGATTTGTTAGAAACTGGTCAAAATTTATATGATGCACTAGCTCCTTTAGAGGAAGCTCGAAGACATCTTAGTGAAGCATCAGGTAGAGGACTAGGAGTTAGAAGAACTTTTAATATTAAAGGTGAATTAGCTAAAGAAGATTTAAGAGAAGTAGCTATAAGAAACATAGAAGAAGCTACTCCAGATGAAGTAGATAGACTTTTAAAGTATTCTTCTGAATTATCTGGTGAAGCTATAAAAGCCGAGTTGACTTATAAAATACAAAAAGTTGCTGGTGAAATTGAGGAAGCAAGAAGAAAACAAGATTACAGTTTAGTTTCTGACAAGCTAATAGAAAGAGAAGCTTTAATACAAAAACACATGGATGAAAAGTATGGTAAGCCAGGTTTGTTTTATAAAATACAAAGATTTTTAGGCGAGTCTACAATATCAAATGTTTTAAGTTTAGCTTCTACAGTGCGAAATATTATTCCATCTATTGCTACCTACTTTATAAAACCAGTTGCTAATTATGTTTCTTCTGGTTTTGATCCTATAAAATTTAGAGGTATGGTGGCAACTTACTCAGGTCAAGCTGAAGTTTTTGCACAAGCTTTAAAGAATGCAAGGTTAGCATTTAGATATGAAAAATCTATTCTATCAGGAACTTCTGATAAGTATTTAGAAATGCCACCAATGCTTAAAAAAGGTATAAAAGGTAAAATACCAAGTATTGGTCAAATAAGAATATTTAACAGATTACTATTAGCAACAGATAGTTTTTATGAAACATCTTTTTACAGAGGTATCATTAAAGGAAAATATACAGAAGAAGCAACTATTGAAGGAGCTTCTAAAGGTCTAAAAGGTAAAGAGTTAAATGATTTTATAGCTGAAAAAGTAGATAAGCAGATAAAAGGTGCATATTCATTTTCTATGGACTCATTAAGAGCTGTTTTAGCTGATGGTAAAAACAGAGGTCTTGAGGGAAAAGCTTTAAAAGATTGGGTTACAAATGAACTATCAAAGAACGATAAAGATCTTCTTACTGCTACAGACAACGATGCATTAGTACAAATACTGGATATGTTGTTTAAAAGAAACTTTTCTGGAAAAGGTGGTGATGGTAAAGTTGGTAAATACAACATAAGTGCTATTGCTAAATACTACGAGGGTTTAGTTGCTCGACATCCTTTGTTCAGAGTTATAGGACAAATATTCTTTAGAACCCCTGTAAGACTTGCAGAATTTTCTACAAGACTAGCTCCAGGCTTGCAGTTTTTTGCTCCAAGGTTTGTAAAAGATTTAAGAGGTGAAAATGGAACTGTTAGACAAGCTAGAGCTATGACAGAATTAAATTTGTCTCAAATGGTAATTGCTTATGGTATGATGAAATTTATAAAAGGAGAAGCTCAAGGTGCTCCTTTTAATTGGGTAAATCAAAAACAACAAGCACAAAATCCAGAGCAAGATGACCCTTATACAATTACAATAAATGGAAAACCAAGAAACATAGCTTTGTTTGATCCTTTTGGTGCTCCTTTAAGAATGCTTTGGAATATAATGCAGTATCAAGTTGATATTGAATTAAAAAGAGAACAAGGAGAGTTTATAAATGTTGAAAAAGAGTATCAATTACTTGATGAAAAAATACATGCAACTTTTTTAGGTATTGTAAAAACATTTAGAGATATGAATTTATTAGGTGCTCCTAAAGCTATAGGAGACATGTTAGATGAGCTTGATGATACTGACTATGAATTTGGTGATGCTATGTTTGAAAGACTAAGCCAAATATCTCGACAGTTTATACCTTTTGGTGGACAAATAAAAAACACTTCTTATTTATTTGACCCTGAGTTAGCTGATCCAGAATACTTTGATGAGTATGCTGAATCAATGTTTAAAAGACAAGGAGCTACAAACTTTTCTAAGTCATACACTTTTTTAGGAAGACCAGCAGAAATTGTTGATTGGAAGTCATCTTTTGGGTTAGAGTTTTTGGGTTATCCTAAAAAACAAAAAATAGAAAGATACAAAAAACAGATTGAAGAGGATTTAAAAAGGCAAGGTAGAAAAGTTACCAAAAAAAGAATAGATCAAATTTATAAAAAAGAAGCAATAGTACACGATTATTTTTTAAATGCAGCTAAAGGTGCTGGCACTGCTTTTCAATTAAAACCAGAGTCTTCTATGTTGCCTGGTGTAAGATTAAATACAGTTGAAGTTACAGTAAGACAATATGACAAAACTCTAAAAAGAAGTGTTGAAGTACAAGGTAATCTTTGGGATTTAGTTGTACAACAAATGAGAGATAATGGTCTTACTGATTTACTTTTTGATATTGCTGCTAATAAAGTTCCAATAGGAAGTGAAAAAGCAAAAGGACAAGGTATTACTGAAACTAGGTCTGAACTAGCAGACATTAAAAAAGATGCAATAGAAGATGTGTTATCAAGAATTGTAACCAATAAAAAAGCAACAAAAACAACAAAACAAACTCAGACTGGAAGTGATTTAATAGGATTGCTTAGATGGTATGAGGAAACAAAAGAGGATATGAAAGAAACTACTATTCCTCCTCTTGATATAGACCTAAAAGATTATAAACAACAATAAGGAAAAACTATGGCATTTGCTTTAAATCGTTATACTGGCAATAACAGTACCACTACATTCAGTGTACCTTTTAGTTACCGATCAACTGATGATGTTATCGTAAAGGTTGATGGAGTAACCAAGACAATTACAACTCACTACACTTTTCCTAGTTCTAATCAAATACAGTTTGGAACACCTCCAGCTCAAGATGCCATAATAGAAATAAGAAGAGCTACAAGTCAATCTACAAGACTCGTTGATTATGCTGCTGGTTCTGTCTTTAAGGAATCAGATTTAGACAACGATAGTATTCAAGCTTTTAATATGGCTCAAGAGTCTATTGATATTGCTGGTGATGCTTTAACAAAAGACAGTACCGATCAATTTGATGCAACAAGCAGACGTATTAAAAATGTTACTAATCCATCAGCAGCTCAAGATGCAGCTACTAAAAGTTATGTAGATGCTAATGGAGCTACTGTAGCTGTTGGATCTGTAACGACAAACACTTTGAGTGCTGGTAGTAGTGCTACAGTTGCTATTACAAACTCAGGCACGACTCAAGCTGCTACTTTAAATTTCACACTTGGCATTCCAGTTGGTAACACTGGTGCACAAGGAAGTGCAGGTGCTGATGGTGAAACTTCACTTGCTGATGCTACAGCATTGGCTATTGCTTTAGGTTAAAGGAGAAAACATGGCAAATACATTTAAAATAAAAACTAAAGCTGCTGTATCAAACAGCTCTTTAGCTACAGTTTATACTGTACCGAGTGCAACTACTACGATTGTTTTAGGAATGTCACTATGTAATATTACTAGTAATGCAATCACAGCAGATGTGCAACTGGTTTCAGATACATCTGATACAGAAACAAATGCTAATATCTTTTTGTTAAAATCAGTAAGTATTCCAGCAAATACAACATTAGAAGTGTTTGGTGGTCAAAAGTTAGTATTACAAACAACCGATGTGGTTAAAGCTCAAGCATCAGCAGGATCTGCTTTAGACATGTCAGTATCAATCATGGAGCAAACATAGAATGCCTTATCTAGGGTCAGCACCAACAACATCGTTTCAGACACTAGCTAAACAAGATTTTACAACAAGTGCAACAACAAATTATACGTTATCTAATTCAGTAACAAGTGCTAATGATATAGCTTTGTTTATAAACAATGTAAGACAAGAACCTACTGCAGCATATTCAGCAAGTGGTACTGCATTAACATTGTCAGAAGCAACAGCAGGTTCAGATGATATGTATTGTGTTTATATAGGTAGAGCCGTAGGTACAATTAATCCTGCAAGTGGTAGTGTTGGTACAAGTCAATTAGTAGATGGTTCGGTTTCAATAGCAAAATTATCAGCAACAGGCACAGCAAGTAGCAGTACATTTTTAAGAGGTGATAATAGTTTTGCAGAAGCAGGTGGAGGTAAAGTATTGCAAGTGCAAAGTGGAGCATTAACAACTCATATATCTACAACAAGCACTTCTTATGTTGCAGTTACTAATTGCAGTATAACTTTTTCTTCTTTAGCAAGTACAAGTAGTAAAGTTTTATTATTAGGTCAAATAGGTACAAGTGGTAATCACGATACTGGGCATATGCCAGTAAGATTTGCAAGGTCTGTTGGAGGTGCAAGTTACTCAGCAGTTGGTGTAGGTACTGGTGGTGCAACCCTTAATTATACATCAGCAACATACTCTACAAATGGTGCATATTATGATGCTTATCCTTTAATGTTTTTAGATAGCCCAAGCACTACAAGTGCTACAATATATAGAATGGAATTTCGTTCTTCTAATGGTGCTACACAATATATAAACAGAAGAAATGACGATACTCATTTTTGTGGTTTAACAACAATAATAGGTTTAGAAATAGGTGCATAATGGATTATGATAAAGCAATAAGAGCAACACATAGTTCAGTTGTAACTATACAAGGCAACACAGAAAAAAACATTGTTGCAACAGATAAAGATAATAAAGAAGTTATTATTAATTGGACAAAAGTAAATGCTTGGAAAGATCCTAATGAATATCAATATAAACGAAAAAATGAATACCCATCAATTAACGACCAATTAGATGATATATATCACAATGGAATTGATGGTTGGAAAAAAACAATTAAAGCAGTTAAGGATAAATACCCAAAGGAATAAATTATGCCATTAAGTAAAATATTAACAGATTCGTTAGCAACTGGTGTAGGTGGTGATGATAATACCCCTGCATTTTTTGCGTATTTAAGTGCTAATCAAACATTAACTAATAATGCTCGTAACAAACTTTTATGCAATACTGAAACTTTTGACTCTGGTGGGCAATATGACAACTCAACTAATTATAGATTTACACCCACAACGGCAGGAAAATATTTTGTATTTGCAAATTCTGAATATGCAAGTGAAGGTCAAGGAACAGTTAATTGGATATTAAATGAAATTTTTAAGAATGGAACATCAAGTAGTATAAGAGTTTATGGGTATATAGATTTTAGAAATAATCCTGCAAATAGTGGTAACCCAATAGCAGTTGGTGTTTTTGATATGAATGGTTCTAGTGATTACATTGAGTTTTATTCATATCCAGGCTTATCAAGTGGAACTCCCACAGCTTATGGTAATGCAACTACACCTCATACTTATTTTGGAGCATTTAAATTAGGAGTTTAATATGGCAAATCTTGATAAAAAAATAGAAGCATATATGGGAAGAAGTGTTAACTTTTTATCAGAAGTAACTTTGCAAGATGATGGTAAAGGTGCATATATTTTTGAATGGAATATTAAAGATAAAGCTAAACCAACAGATGACGAACTTAAATCTAAAGAATCTGATGCAGATAAACTAGAAAAAAATGCAACAGCAATAGCTAATAGAAAAGTAGAATATGGAACTGTTGAACAACAGCTTGAATATATAGCAGAGAATGGAATAACAAAGTTTCAAGAACATGTTACTGCAATAAAAAAGAAATACCCAAAGGATGGTAGCTAATGCCATACATAGGAAAACAACCAGAAATTGGAGCATATAAAAAGCTAGATGCTATTACAGTAGTTAATGGTCAAGCTGCTTATACTTTACAAAGTGGATCGGCTAACTATAGTCCTGCTAGTGCGAATCATCTTATTGTAAGTCTAAATGGTATTGTACAATCTCCACAAAGTTCATACAATGTATCTGGCAGTACAATTTCTTTCGCAAGTAATTTAGTAACAGGTGATTCAATAGATTTTATTTTAGCATTAGGAGATGTTTTAGATATTGGAACTCCTAGTGATAATACTGTAACAAATGACAAGTTAGCTACTGCACCGACTATAATTAGTAAAGGAGATGGTGGTAGTACAGATGGAGCAATACAACTTAACTGCTCACAGAATAGCCACGGAGTAAAAATTAAATCACCTCCACATTCGGCAGGTCAGTCGTATACATTAGTCTTGCCAAGCACAGCACCAAGTGCAAATAAAGCATTAATTACAGATGGTAGTGGTAATTTATCTTTTGGTAGTGCTGGTGGTTT